ACCATCACCCCAATCAACATAAAATTTACTAAATGTTAAATAAGATATACTAAAGTCCCCTGATGTGTTATATACATAAACATCATAAGGTGATTGTGTATTTGCCGAATATAAAAAATTAGCAACCACATCTTTTTGTAATATGTCCCCATCAAACTCACTATATATACCAATATCATTAATTGTTTGTGTAAACATAATAGGTATTGTAAGTCCCGTTAAAAATGAACTACCACTATCACCACTTAAAATAGATGTCATACCAGAATAAACCCCAAAAGTATCAAGACCAGTATCACCACTAAATGTTTCTGTGACAATATCACTTTTTAACACTTCAGGTGAAATTTTTATACTATATTTTATTTCATTCATTATGGATTAATATATTCATACCATTTTATGGGTGTTGTTGAATCACCAATTCTATTTAAAATAACACTACCATTTGTTTGTACATCTTCTTTGTATATACTATATTCGTAGTTGGAATAATCTAATTTTATCTTATAATAAAAGTATTTGCTCTTATCAAAATTAAATTTATCCGTACCGTTGAATATTGATTGTGGTTCATTCATAAATCTTACAAATTGTCCTGTTTTACCATTAAAAAACTTCGCACTAATATAAAATTCACTTATATCTATATAATCACGTTCCTTTAACCAATATATAAAAAACCCTTCTTTATCTGCCCCAACATAATCAAGTTTGAATGTTGGTTTTTTTATTGTAACCAAATTTGGTCCAAGAGCACCTGTATCAGTCAAACCTTGTTGTGTTGGTAATATCACACTAATATATGCTCGTTGGTTGGTGGTACTTTTTGTATCATATAAATCTATCTTAAAGAAACTATTTTTAAAAGAGTTTGAATTAAAATAAAGTTCACCATCAGTAAATGTTGCATTATTATAAGTTGATGACCAATCAGATGATGTTGCTCCTGTGATATTTTTTGTCGGATCTAAAAAATTAAATTCATAATTTAAATCTGTTTTGGTTGTGTCTGTCGGATAGGGTGAATTTGCAAACTTAGTGGTTTCAAAATCATCAATACCATTTAAAAGTTCTTTTAATACATCACGTTCAAATTGTAATATACCATCTTCCCTACCCGTATTGTCAAATGACATTTCAATGGGAATATTCAATGAAGAACCATTAGGTGATTTTATATTTCTATAATAATTATTCACAATCGTCTTTTGTTATTTTTGCAACACTATTAGCATTTACGTTTATATCCCTATTAATTGGGTATTGTAAAAATAATACACTACTAAACGGGTAGTGTGAACCATTAATAAATGGATAATCCACACCAACACCATCGTTATCTATATAACCATAACTATACAAATCCCTCCAATACCATAAATCATCATTCTCACTAAACCAAGCATATCCAGGGACGTTATCCACCAATTCCTTACTCCCTTGTTCTAAATAATCACTAAATTCACGTATCTTTATTGGGTGATGTGGGTTATATAAATAACCAGATGGTAAGTTTGGATCCGATTCATCTACAAAATAAGTATCATTAAACGAATATTTATGTACCATCTTTGATAACACATATTCCTTTTGTTCTTTATAATTAAATTCACAAAAATCACCCTTTATAATATCACCTTCATTCAAATATTGATTATAATAAAAACCATTGTTGTTATAATTATAAACCCCAACCGGTATGTTATCTTTATTTGAAGTAAGATTTTTGCTCCACCATATATCAATACCCGAATTTAAAAAGTTAAACTCCCAACCAATATCAATACCTGTTTGTATACCATTATCATTTATATATGGTTTATTAAACCAACCCATATAACCCCTATTAATTATAGTAAAGGTTAATTCAGTCACTGGTTTGTTGTTGTTGTCCTTTAAATCCGATATTCTAACATCAGAATCAAACGTAAATGTGAATGTCTGCGTACCATCTTTAACCGATGTTCGTTCTGTTTGGTTCGGTGTAAGTTGTTTATATTCAAACTTCTTTTTTACACTAAATGGGTTATTCTCAAATCCAGCCTTTGATATATTACAATCCTTTGATGTCTTTATAACCTTATGTAATCTGACATAATAAATTGATTTAGTTTCACCTGAATTAGAAATGTCTGTTATTCGTTTAAATGTACCATTATTTCCCGTTTGAACATCAGAATCAGGGAATTTTAAATTAAATATCGTAAATACATTACTATCCGAACCATAGGTTCCATCACCTAATGAATAAACAACAAAAATAGTTTTACCATCAATAGGTGTTGATAGTTCAACATAATCATTCACCTTTAAATTATGGTCACATCCACAATAAAAATATACCAACCCGTTACCATTTGTACTACCAGTAGTTAACACATATGGTATACCATTACCACAAACAAAATTATTTGTCACATTAAACCTTTGATTTGTATATGACATATTTTGTGTTGTCGTACTTGAATATGGATACGTTAAATAAAAAGCCCAATTATATGTTGTTGAACTTTTATTAACAAATGGTATGTGTCCATCAATACCTTCATTTCTACTAATAGCAAATTCATTATATTGTGGATAACCTTCCCAATATGTGTTTGGGTTATTTAATGAAATTGTAGCATTTTGTATTGCGTTTGTATAATATAAATTATTTTTAAATGGTTCATAACTTGTCTTACCACTTAACTGATTATCAATTATATTTGTAATTTTACCAGCAATTCTAAATATATCACTTGATTGTCGTTCATTGTCAAAAATAGTTTGTTGATCAACCAATATAGTTCTATCACCTTCAACATATTCACGTCTACTACTCATCAATGGTGGTTGAATCCATACACCCTTATTGGTACTTGTGGCATACCTCAACGACCCCAATACAATCCTTATTTCGTTTTGACTAAACATCTTTGTTTAATATATATTTAGTTATGAATCTGTTTATTGAACTTTTACCCTTCCTTAACCCAAAATAAAAATGATAAGGTGCGCCCACAATAAACTTATCAGATGAACCTTGCGGGAATGTCGGTGATGGTAGACCATTCGTATTTGAATTGTATATATAACCCTTTTGTCCTGTTGTGTTATTGTTAAAATATTCTGAAATAGGTACCGACAAACTTTGATAATTCACAAAATTAAGTTCTTGATATTTCTCTGAATAATAAGGCGCCACCGTATACCAATCATTCGTATCATTACCAAAAATACTTGATGTGTCCTTATTCATCCATTTATACATAGGTACTTCTTGTGACTTAGGATACCCATAATAATTATATAAATTGGTAGCAAATGTTGTTATACCAGGACTTATCATAATCCTATTAATCGTGTTTGACGAATAATAAATACCCATATTAGCACCCCCATTAACATTAACATATAAATCAACATCACTATAGTTATCATCACTAAATGGTTCAACACCATATTCAGAATTTATACTAAACATTTGACTAATATCACCATCCAATCTATCATCAGTTCTACTAAATAATTTATTAATGGATGCATCACCCGAATTTAATAACCCATTTAACCAACTTGAATTCATTAATCTTGATATCATCGCAAGTTGTAATATATCAGATGTATCATTAAATGTTGTTGATTTTATTGTATCAATTAAATACCCATCAAATGAAGGATTAAAACATATTTCTTTTAAAAACTGATCTCTTGGTCCTAAATCCATAATTGTGGTTGGGAAGTATAAGTTCCTATCATTCATACCTGTAAACGATAAATTTGCGTTGGTATATGATGGGTTTGAATAACTTGCTTTTTGTGCCACTTGTCCCACAAAATTTGTCCCATCATATGGTGATGAACGATAATAGAATGAATTGGTTGTACCTGACGCAAAATATATAGGTCCTTGACCTGAACGATAACTTGAATCTTCAGTACCACAAAATTTATACTTTTTAGGTTGCCCTTTAATATTTAAAATAAGTTGTTTTTTAAAACTAAACATATACACAACACCATTTACCCAGTTGTTTTGGAAGGTGTGTGATATAACACCACGACATGCTCCAAATAAAAATCTGAATCGCGTTTTCCATTCTATAAAGTTTGTAAAGTCATTACCCATACTTACAACATATGGTTTATTAATTAACTTGTAACAACCACCATTAACCCTTACAGGATCAATATTATCTGAACAATTATCAATAACCCTAATAGCTGGATTCCCATATAAATCAGTATATGACTCATAACATTTTAAAGGAACCATACCTTCACAACTAAATGAACCCAAAACATTATCAGTAAAACTTGATGTATCACCCGACATATTTAACGCATTATTTGTAGTATCAGTAGATCCGATAGCGGTATTAATTGTTTTTATACCACCAACACCTGCAACTACATATGCAGCAAAGTTATCATTTTGATGTAAAGCAAATGAATTGTTATTATTCATAATTAATTGTGTTTTATCTGATGTTGGTAACCTATCAGATCTTAACACAAGTTTCGCATTTGTTATAGTTTCACCCCAATGGGTAAATGTACCTTTAGTAATTGTCACACTCAAGTTTGGACTTGTTTTATGATATGCTGGGGCATAAACTGAAGTATTTGATATATCAATAATTAAATCCTTTTTATCACACGTAACATCATCAGATGCAATTAATGAACCACCTTCAACAATACCCTGTCTTAATGAAGGATATTTCCAATAAATGGTGTTAATATTACTAACCGAATCTGCCCAACCACCATCAGTAAAATACCCCAATATAGATAAACTATTTGATGGTTTAAATGATGAAGTTGATTTATCCAATGATGAATAAAATCTAATAGTTGTAGATGTAACAGAACTAAATTCATCCCCTACCACAAAATCAAAAGGTGGATGATAAAGTGGTGATGTAGGATAAAGCGTTGTATGTGATTCTGGTGTTGCATAATTATTATACCAAGCACCTGAACCAGGACCTGAGTTTTTTTGTATCGGAATATTCATTAAAAATTGTCCTTCAACCGATACACGATTAGTAAATGACGCATCACCAAATATTCGTGATAAATCATATTTTATTGTTTGTGGTTTAGACCACACATCCACACCCCTATTTAAAATGATAATGTCATATTTTTTATACGCACTACCAATAGCAGCAATTGGATTAATATCATATTGTAAAAACGAATCACCTTGTGGTTCATAACATAGTTCTTGTCTAAAGTTAAGGATATGTGTTGAAATGATGCTAGTGTTTCCATTACCATTAATGAAACTAGTACCACTTGAATCATTTACCGTTATTCCAGTAATTACTTGGAAATATTCAACACCCGTTTTAAATGAATATTCACTACTTAGTGTATCTCCTGTTATTTTTACAATTGAACTTGATTCAACACCATTACTATTTAAATACTTAATAGTTTTTGATATACCAATATCACTTATACTTGTACTACCTGTTATAGAATTTGAACCAAACTCATTTTGAATCGTAGCACCCGTTAAATTTATATCATTTATATTATCAACATTATTAAACGTTAATATCGTCCCTGAACTAAGTTGATCTTTGATTCCTTGATCACACAATATTATTAATACATTATCTGTAAATGATTGTGAACCCAATTGTGGGTTGATGGTGGTCTGAATAATATTAGGAGCTGTTCCATCAAAATACCTAGATCTTAAATTCATTAAATTTAATGACTGTGATAATGTTACATATTTTTGTAAATAAAAATCATCCTGAACAACATTTTGAATAATCGGGACACCCATATAATTGTTTATACCTTGCCACCCAGCAAATCCATAACGTACACCAAACTGATCGGCAGCTAATTTAGTTGTTTTTTTACTACCATAATCATCTTCATCTACACCTTGAGGTTCAAACCCAGACCACGTACTTACACTATTTGTTGGTGCAAGTAAACTATTATTATCCCTATAATGAATCATATAATCCCCAATCATATTGGAACCACCATTACCATCACCTTTAAATAAATTCCCATTTATTTCGTCCATAGATATATCCGGTGAATCACAAGGACAAGCTTCACAATCAGGATATGACATCATAGGTAAATTAATCCCTTTAAATTTAAAAGATTTAATCGCATCCCATTTTTTAACAATCAATATACCATACCCTGTAAGTACGGCACTAAACAATAATGCTGCTGCAGCATCCACAGCCATAGCACCAAAAGATGGGAAACCAGCAACTGCTTGTAACGCATAATACCCAACAAAATAACCTAATAACCCACCAATAAATGCAATGAATAACCATTTTAAAATTGGAAATAAAAAGGCAATAATATGTATCAACGGAATTAATGCAACCAATATTGGACTTATCAATGATACAATAAGGTTAAATAAAAAGAATATAACGTCAAAATTACGTACCCCATCATTGGTTGGAAACCTATTATTTGTAGTCGTACAAGTTCTATTAGTTATTTCTTTTATACCTAAATGATTACTTCTACTATAACCCCATTTCCATCTATCTATAAAATTAGCAACCGTATATACTTTGTTATAATTTAATTCATAAAAATAATCTTCACAATTAATTGCTACTTGCTGATCTGGATAATCATCCCAATCCAAACTAAAAGCATAAGACTTTAATTGTAAATCCTTATCCACCGAACTAAACAAACCATTTGAACTCCACCCATATTCACGAATATTAGGAACCAAATAATCAGCCCTTAAAATATCATTATTAATACCATCTTCATTTTGATATTGTAACCTAAATCTATATTTACCCTTTGTCGGTATACCTATTGTAGGATCATTTGATAATACTTCATTACCAAACTCATCAGTAGTTATGTAGTCCATATTCATTGGAACTTCAACCAACCACGTACCATCATCATTAATCACATTACCACCTTCAGGTAAATCAAATGATTCAAGTATAGGTCTACCTTGACTATCATAGTCTATAGTTTGTCTTATTGTTAATATCTTACCAGCCGCTGTTGTAAGATCACATAAATTACCAGCATTTTGTTTTGGTTTACAATTGGACTTTAAAAAATCTTCTTCAGATGTTGATATTAAAGAACCCATAAAAACGGAATGTGGTTTTATTTCAATACCCAAATCCCTTAAATCAAAATCAACACGTGTGATTCCAACATCACAAATATTATCTTCACCCCAAAAAGAAGATACATTAATATCCTTTTTTTGATTAACTATCTGTGGTAGTGAATCTATATCTGTTGATGATTTAAATTTATTTCCGTTAAATTGTCCTGTAGAACCAATACCCATACGTATTAAATCCGATGGTGTTAAAGAGAAACAACCAATGTTGGATAAGTCCAAGTCCATCATAATTGTCTGTATACCCAACGGCACACCAATTATCATAAAGTCACCACTTTCATTTGTTTTTACAGTGAATTTATAATACTTGTCATAAATTTCAAGAACTTCCTTTCGTTTTAATACATCTTCACGATCGGGAAATGTACCCGTCGGAGTATGTCCATCATATTCCTTCCTATATGGTAATAAATTATACCTATACCCATCTTCGTTTTTAGTTTCAATGGTTTTATATGGATATAATGTGGATATTACCGGATCTTCTTCATCTTCAGTTGATAAAGGTACAAAAATTGATATATTCGCGTTTGGTACACCAAACCCACCATTTGTGATTACCCTACCTACAACGACCCCGTAATCAGCACAAAAACGTGTATATACATCATCTTGTCTTAATTTTAAAGATAATATCTCTAAAAAATCAAAATCTTGGTTAATGTTTATACGTATATTGTTATCTTTACCAGGTGTTGTTCGTAATCTATAACTTTTAATCATTTTATACTTTAAAAATAAATAGTTATTTTAGTCTTTTTAAAAAACTAATCACCATTTATTTAAAATAAACAATTAACTAAAGTCAACACTTTTTAATTGTTTAACCCTTACATTAATGTCCCTTGTGTCAAACCTTACTTGGAATATCTGATCAGGTTCAGCAAATATAGTATCATCTATTAATTCAATTTCTCTTGTATTAGTATCAACATAACGTTGCGATACTTCAGATGATGAATATCTACCGCCCACCTTATTATATATTTTTAATTCAGACAAGGTAATAACCCCCGCAGTATTTTGAATTAACTTCCTTACCTCAGATACATTTAAATTCTGTCCCAACTCTTTGTTTGTTGGTAACATTATATTTGATATACCATTAATAACCTCAGTTATAATCTGACTTTGTGATGTGTTATTCTCAATAACAACTGATATATCAAACTCCAAATCAATTACCTTAGCTACATCAATTGAAATATAATCATTAATCATTCTATACTTAGATAAGTAAGTCGCCAAGTTACTCTTTAAACTATTAGGTACATTTTGTGTCAAATTACCATCAGAATCATATGATAACACCTGAATGGTAATCTTATTGTTGTTCTCAATTATCGCAACCTTAGCAGGTGCACCATATTTACCAGGCATGGTATCAATTAATGATTTGTAATCATTTACTGTTACTGCTCTTTTTTGTGCTGCAAAATTAAATGATACCATATTTCTTACTTCTTCAACTGTCGGTGGATTTGAACCACCAACAGCACCCGTAACATTCGTTACTTTTAATGATTTTACAACATTGGAATTAAAAATATCTGAAGGTCCGTTAATTGATAGATTTACATTACCCACCTGATTAATCGCACCAACACCAACATTTGAACCAGTACCACCACCAATTCTATATTGAACAAATATTGTCGTATTTGGTTGAACCGTCAAACCTAAACCGATATTGTTTTGGTAATTTTGTAGATTTAAACTTGTTCCAAATTTAGCAAAATCTTGTAATTGCTGGTTTGGTGTCGTTGTTCCACCACCAAATTGTATCTTCATAAATCCTTCAGGTGTATATTCCGTAATAAATCTATTATCAGTTTTTATATACTTACCAATCTTAATACCCGCTTTATCTGTTGGTTTAGTATCATCCTCAATAAATACAGTATCTTCAGCCAACGCATCCACCTCATACCATCTATTATCTTGTGAAATAAAATCAGAATAATTAGGTATTCCTTGGTATTGTGTCCCACTTTTTTGTATAATTGATGTTACACTTAATACGTTCTTTTCAGGTAAAAAGAAATTAAAGAACGGAACAACATCATTTGGGTTGATAACTCGTTTAAAAACTTTTGTAATACCATTTACAACAACTTCTTGTTTAGTAATCGTATACCCAACAATTTTATTTTTAGTATCTAATACAGGTACTTTTGTCCTGTTTTTAACACCCTCTACATTATAATCAGACGAGAAATCCACGTCATAAACAGTTTCAAACGTATTACCCCCACCATTAAATTGAGCTCCCGATCTTAAAACCCCTAAATACCTAACATCATCACTATCACCAAATGCCGGTACTTGTATTGAAATATTTACAAGTGAAACAGATGGACGATATCCAGGTATTTTTAACCCATAAGTTCTTGCAATATTAAATATAGAAGAACGTTGCTGAGCATATTGTAATACCGTTTCTTGTATACTTCTATCTATATGATAATGTAAGTTATCACCAATCGCAGCATTTAAATCCATTAAAACGGAGAATATCGCAGCATCACTAAAATTTTGAACAACATCAGGATAATATTGTTTTGCATAATTTATTAAATCTTGTCTTAAACTTTCAAAATCTCTACTTGTATAATTAATTTTATTAATTGCCATATTATAATAATAATGTTACTGTTTGTGATGGACTAAACGCCGAATTGTTATATGTATAATCTATTTTTAATACCGCAGTATACTCTTGTGTATTTGCTCCCGGTATTTTATAAACATCATTTATACCTAATGTTTCATTATTTATTTGACCCGGTATTTCATCCTTCTCTAAATAAGGTTTAACAGATATATCATTAATCGTTAAAAAAGGAAGATACTTTTCAACCTGATCCTGTACCTCATCCTTTATACTATCAAATGTTTGTCCATCAAATGGGTCAAATATAAATTCATAAATTCTAGTACCAAAGTCAGGTAAAAAATACCTTTCACCCTTTTTAGTTAATATTAAATGTAATAAAGCGCTTCTTACTTCTTCATCAGTTGTATCTGACATATCAAAGTAGTACCCATATTGACTTAACCTAAAAGGGAAATTTATTCCGTATGTTATACCATTAGCCATTAATAATAAATATAGACTTTCAAATAATTTTATAAATAAAAAAAAATCACAACATTAAGTCGTGATTTTTTAATATTCTGTTTTTGTTTTTATGATGAACATCCAAAACATTCAAAAGGACTATCTTTTGGTTTTTGTGGTAAAATATCAACTTTAGGTACTTCAACTTTGGTTGGTTTCTCCATTTTTGATATATCAACCGCCAAATGTTTAGCCCCCGTTGATATCGCCTTGGTTCTTACATAATAACAAAGTGTTTTTAACCCCCTTTCCCACGAATGGAAATGTGAAGAAGTTATCTTTGATAATGTCGGATTTGCCATATAAATGTTCATTGATTGTGATTGATCAATGAATGGTGCTCTTTCTGCCGCCATATCAATAAGTTCACGTTGTGAAATTTCCCAAATAGTTTTATATTTTTGAATTAAATGTTCAATACGTTTAACTTTTTTATTGTAGTTCTTATCTTCCACATCCAAATAATTGTTAAAATTAATGTTTTGAACCGAACCTTCATTGATGATGATTTCATTTTTTAAATCTTCACACCAAATACCCATCTTCTCAAAATCAGTTATCAAATATTTGTTTACAATCATAATTTCACCACCAACAACACGTCTGTTAAAAATAGCAGAATGTGCCGGTTCTGTCATTTCATATGAACCAGTTATCTTTGCTGATGATGCCACTGGCATCTGTGCGGTAAACAATGAATTACATACACCAAAATCTTTTACATCCTTTTTTAATGTAGCCCAATCCCAAAATAAATCACCCTCATTTAATCCCCACATATCAAACTGAAACACACCCTGTGACATTGGTGAACCATTAAAGAACGAATAAGGTTCATACTTACCTTCTTTACATAATTGGTTACTTTCATAGATGGCACCATAATAAATGGTTTCAAAAATTTCTTTGTTTAATTTTTTTGCTTCGTCTGATGTAAAAATATAATCCATAATGTAAAATACATCAGCTAAACCTTGTGTACCAATAGCAATTGCTCGTTGCTCCATTCCACCTTTTAAACCTTTTGATGTGGAATAATTGTTAATATTAATAACACGATTCAAACTTCTAACAACCTTACGAACTTCTTCAAATAACATCTGATGATTAAACTTTCCGTTTTGAATAAAGTTTTTTAATACAATAGATGATAAAGTACAGATAGCCGTCGTTTCTTCATCAGTATATTGATAAATTTCATTACATAAATTGGATTGTTTAATAACACCAATATTTTGGTGGTTAGACTTTTTATTTGCACTATCCTTGGAACATAAATAAGGTACCCCTGTTTCCACTTGCGATTCAATGATTTTTGTCCAAACATCTTGTGCTCTTACCTTTTTACCAATACCTAAAGTAATAGCTTGATTATACATTTGTTCATATTCATCACCATAACATTCCTGTAATGGTTTTAAACCTGCCTTGATAATATCATTAGGACAGAACAAGTACCAATCTTCATTATTTTTTACCGCCCTCATAAAATTATCAGGTATCCATAAAGCCGTGAATAAATCTCTTGCCCTTAATTCCTCAGCCCCTGTATTTTTTTTAATATCTAATAAATCAAAAATGTCTTTATGCCAAGGTTCTAAATAAATGGCAGCAGAACCAGGTCGTCTACCTTGTTGATTAAAAAATCTTAATGATTCATTAACAATTTTTAAATATTTCAATAAACCACCAGCAAAACCACCTGATGTTGTTATTCTACTTTCTTTACTTCTTATATTAGACATTGATAACCCGATACCTGCAGCATCTGAAGAAAAGGTTGAAATGTCATTCAATGTACCCAATAACCCCTCTCTAGAATCTGAATTGTTATAATGCAAAACACAAGATGCCAATTGTGGTACTTTAGTACCCGAATTAATCATTATCGGTGTAGCCTTAGAAATAAGTTGGTTGGATAGTGATTTATAATATTCAACAGCTTCAGTAAATGTATCAGTAACCCACAAAGCGACACGCATATACATATGTTGTGGACGCTCAATCACAACACCATTAGGACGTTTCAACAAATACATTTCTTGTAATGAACGCCAAGCAAAATAATCAAAGTTATAATCCTTATCATGATCAATTATCCCATCAATAATATCAGCACCATAAGCATTAATGGTTTCAATTAATTTATCATTAATAATACCATCACTATGCAATAACATCATCGTTTTGGAAAAGCTACCATCAGTATCTTTATGATATGATGAAATAGCAACAGATGACGCTAATCTTGAATAATCGTGATGACTACCCGTATATGCTGCAGCAATTTCATAAATTAACTTATCAAGTTCTTTAGTAGTTATTTCACCTTCAGTAGGTACCGAAGTAATAACTTTAATAAAAATTTCATCAGAATTTACATTCAACCCTTTAGCGGATTTCTTAACTCTGTGGTAAATTTTTTGGGGGTTAAATGATGCCGTTTCCCCACTTCTTTTAATAATTTTTAGTGACATATATAATTTATTTTTTAAAAATCATCAGTAAATGATATTGATTCGTTTAATTTTGCCTTTTGATATTCCATTGTTCTTGATTCAAAGAAATTACCTTTTGTTTCAACTGCAATTTGCTCCATAAATTTAAATGGTTGTTCAACATTATACTCCTTACTACAACCCATTTTAACCAACAAACCATCAACAACAAATTCCAAATATTGTTTCATTAAATTAGAATTCATACCTATTAAAGATATAGGTAAAGATTCAGTAATAAACTCCTTTTCAATTTCTAAAGCAGATAATAATATTTCTTTTATTCTTGCTTCAGATGGCTTATCCTCACAATGATTATTTAATAAATGTATTGCAAAATCACAATGTAAATTCTCATCTTTAAAAATTAAAGAGTTAGCATTACACAATCCTTGTAAAATACCTCTTGATTTTAACCAAAATATTGAACAAAAAGATCCAGAAAAGAAGATACCCTCAACAGCAGCAAATGCCACCAAACGTTCTTGAAACGAAGCATTCTCAATCCAATCCAACGCCCACTTAGCCTTCTTCTGTACTGCAGGTAACCTATCAATTGCATTAAAACATTCATCCTTTTCTTTTGCATTTGAAATGTATGTATCAATTAATAATGAGTACATAAGTGAATGAATATTCTCCATAGCCAATTGAAACCCGTAGAAGAACTTAGCTTCAGGGTATTGCACTTCCCTATAAAAATTCTCAGCTAAATTCTCATTTACAATACCATCAGAAGCAGCAAAAAATGATAAAACATTTTTAATGAAATACTTTTCATTATCCGTTAAATTATTCCAATCACGAATATCGTTTGTTAAATCCACTTCTTCTGCTGTCCAAAATGCTGCCTGATGCATTTTATAAAATTCCCATATGTCATTATGTTCAATGGGAAATATCACAAAACGATTGGGGTTCTCAACTAAAATCTTTTCCATATTTACAAAGTTAATAATTTATTTTTAAATCTCTTGTTCTTTTTGTCTTTTCTTTTCCAAAAGTTCTTTAATCCTGTTACGATTCTTTTCTTCCTTTTGTTCTTCGTGACCTAAAAACGTTACACTTTGCTCGGTATCAATTTCCAACATTCCATTGTCAAATTTACAGTTTTCAAATATAATACCATCTTTACCTATCCTTGATTTAGTAATAGCAATAGTTGCTAAATTCATTTCTTTTTGTTGTAACGATTTTGCCACGGTTATAATTACGTGCCCCACTTGAGCTTTTTTAATTGAACCACCCATTTGATCCGTGGTAACAACTTCAGACGCAATAGATGAATTATGGGTATATATGTCATTAGCAAAAAACATATGGGTACCATCAACAGTAATATCTATCGTATCTTCCTCACCAACCAATTCTATTGATTCTATTTCATCAATAATAAAATCTTCTACTTTTAAATTATGTTCATCCATATTAATCATTTTTTAAAAATTCTAAACATTCATTTATTACCATTTGTTTATTTAACATATATGACTTTTCTTTAACCCTTTTAATTAAATAACCCTTATTAGTTAAATATTCATCTCTTAATGTATCTTTTTTTATCTGTTCTGGTTTTGAATGCCAATAATCACCATCAAACTCAATTATTTTATTACCCATTTTAAAATCTACTCTTATTATGATAATATTATCTTTATGTACAAAAAAAGTATATTCATTATTCAATTCGTAAAAATAACAATTTTTATCTTCTAATTGTTCAAAAATATTCCAAAATAAATCCTGTGAAATTTTTGAATATTTGTCTTTAAAATATGATATTTTTTTTAACATCAATTCTTTATATCTAATTTCCCCGTCTATTTCGCCGAACTTTTCAATAAAATATTCTTTACTTGTTACATACTTCATTCTGTTAATATAAACGTCGTATCTTTTTTTACCATTTTGTTTACCATATCTTTTAATGAAGGAATCTAACCCGGTTTTACTCATATTTTTTACAAAATCATCCCACTTCATCTTACCATCCACCTCACCATATTTATCAATAAACCCTTGTAAACTCAAATTATATTTTTGTCTTTTATTACGATCTTCCCATTTTTTATAACCCTCTTCAACACCATATTTTATTTGATATTCAGTTAATGTTCTACCATTCCTATATGGTCTTATTTTTTTACGTTCAGACATTGTTTGAATTTTAGTTTTTAATGTCTTTTCCCATCTTTTTTTACCTTCTTCCTCACCATATCTTTTTATTGCTGGTTCTAATCCATATGATACGACTTTTTTATTTCTATCCTCCCATCTTTTTTTACCTTCATCTTCTCCGTATTTTTTTATAAAGTTATTTTTATCCATTTTAACCTTTTCTTTTAATACGTTTTGTTTTTGTTCCCAATTATTTCCATATCGTATCTTACACGAATATTCACTTATAACATCATTTTTTAATTTATTAGTAATAATTCTTAACCTTCCCAACCAATTACTATCTACACCATTTAATATAAAGTCTCTAATATTAGTTAATCTATTTTTAATAGTTATAGTATCATAATAATAGAATAATTTATTTATTTCATTATATTGATGTTCCGTTATTAAATCTTTTATATCCTTTATTTTTTTATATTTAAGAAATTGTTCCATTTTTATTTTACCCATATTAAAACCTTTTTATATAAATATAATATTAATTTAAAAAAGTTAAACAGGGACACAATTATTTTTTAATATATAACTTATCACCAACATTTAAACCACTTCTTATTGATTTAAACCCGTCAACAGTGGGGAATATATGTTTTAATGAAACTTTTATTTCTTTACCGTTTTTAGTTTTTATTTTATAAACAGGTTGTTTTTGTATTGGAAATATATGTGTAATATCTTTATAACCTTCGTGTGTTAAAATTTTATCACCTAATACCACATCTTTGATTTTTATTAATCCCTTTCCTTCTATTTCAACAAAAGTATCTAACCCAACACATCTATTTCCTTGTGTTGCTGTCCACCCAGCTATGTCTAATTCGTGACACATCGCCTCAAATCCCCTCATTACAGAACCTTCAGATTTCCATTCGTCGCCATGATTTTTATCAGGTACAACACAATCAATATAATCCAAAATTATCATATCAATTTTTATACCTTCAGCAATCATTTTACGTATTTGATTTTTTATCTGATTCATAGTGACAGTATCAGATGGTAACTTCTTCATAATCAATTTATTCTTTTTAGTTGATTGAATATGTTTAACCTTTTCCATTACTGTTTCTCTATTCTCAGATAATTCATCAGGGTGAATTCCTGTCCATAGTGTAAAATGTTTCCTTTGAATGATTTTAGGGTTATCTTCAAAAAATATTTGAAGTACGTTATAACCCAAATTAAACGCATGATTAGCAATTTTTGTGGTAAATGTACTTTTACCAACACCGGTAGGTGCTAATATCACACCAATTTCACCTTTAGCTAAACCACCTTTTAATAAATTATCAATACCCGGTACACCAATAGGTATTGGGTGTCTATAATCATCATCTAAAACTTCATCTAAATTAAAAAAGACATCACTGGTACCTTTATCTACCTCACCTACCTGTAATGCACCTCTAACCATTTCTTCCAATTTATCATAACTTTCAAAATCACCTTTATCAATAATTGATTGTGCTTTAGTCATAACTTTTTGGAGTTCTTGTTGTTTACAAAATTTTAGTGACTTTTCCTGAACAAAGATTGAACCTTCGTCTGAAACATTTCTTACTTGTTCTAGTGTATCTAATACACTTTTTTGAGCCATAGCAGAACTTATTTCAGACTTTGTTAATTGTTCAAGTGTATCAAATGTCGGAGTATGTTCATATTTTGAATAGTACTCTTTTACCATTTGACAAATGATTCTAAAATACTGATTATCAAAATAATGTGGATCAATAACTTCTATAATAGAATTAGAGAAATCCTTATAAATTATAATGTTATTTAATAACTGAATTTGGAAATTATTACCTAAATAACCGAAGTTTTTTTTATCTGACATATTGATTAATTTTTATATTTTGGTTTAATAATAAATACCATTAAACCAACGAATAATTCAAGTAATTTAAAGATAAATTTTGTTCTGATAAAATGTCAGTTAAGTCCCTTAAGATGTTTTTTATTGATGGACGTATGTCCAGTGTATATCTAACTTTCGGTGGATATACTTTAGCGTCTATGGTTCTATGACAAATTGTCTCGTTTCCAACTCTTAAAATAATGTTAAAAACTTCAGGACCGTTAGTGTTTGATGTTTCTAATACTCCAGGATCTTCCTCAATTTGGAATCGGTTCTCCAACATATACACCACACTTTTGTTTCTTAACTTCGTTTGTAAATCCATAGATAAACCTTTAATAAAATCATATAACTCAATACTACCCTTAGCCTTTGAATTAAATCCTTTTACATTGAAGAATCTTTGGACAACAAAATTGTTGTTAAGTGTGATAAGGAATTCAACCTTCGTTACATCGTTTTGCTCTTTCATAATTTACTTTTTTTGTTTAAAATTTGACTTTTCTTTTCTTGTTAACTTTAGAAATGGTTTCAAAAAATATACCCATTGGTCGTCACCTTTTGGTAAATATTTAAATAACCCATCATCCATCATCATTCTAATTAAGTTCTTATATCCCCTTCCGTCAGGATCCAATGACTCAGTATAATATAATTCAACTAATTCTTTACCCTCATCAGTAATTAATGGTTCCGACAAATCTACGATTTTTTTGTTAATTTCAAAAAATTCATCACCATAAATACCTTCTTTTGTTCTTCCTGTTAGTAAGTTTTTTAAAGCAACATTGTCTTTTTGTTCTTTTAAAATATCCTCACCCTTTTTTAAAATATCAGTATAATTTACCTCTTTATCAAGTATCTCAGGAAATAATTTTACAAACGTCTTTTCACCCAAATAATATATACCATCAATATTATCTGATTTATCACCTGATAAAATCTTAAATGTTTTTACATTATAATGGGGGATTTCAATTTCATACATTTTAATCTTATCCCCCTTCTTATAATATCTTTTTGTGTTAGGTGAATAAATAGATACATCATCAGTAATAAGTTGTGTTAAATCCCTATCTGAACTAAATATAGTCTTATCTTCACCCTTTGATATCTTGCAATAATAAGCAATTAAATCATCAGCTTCAGAATCATCAAGGATATAATAACTTACGTTGTGATACACTTCGTTCACCATCCCAAAATACAATCACTTTATTGTAATTATATTCAGTTAAAAATTTACGTATTGTGTTTAAAAAATGCCAAATACCACCAACATGTTCACCTTTATTAAAAAAATCTTTCACACCGTGGAAACCTATCATCATAAGGTTATTCCCATCAATTAATAAAGTTTTAACCATTAATGTTGTTTTTATTTGGTTCTAAAATCTTGTTACTTTTTTTTAAATTATCTTCAGCCCATAGTGGTTGAAGGTTCGTGTAATGACACAATTTGTATAGTTCTTCTTCCGTTTTTGCCGATGATAGTGGAATTATGTGATCAATATGCCATTCTTTCCTATTATCCCAATTCATCCCGTCTACAAATTGTTTCTCTAAATGTTCTTTTAATTCCTGTGGTGTACAACCAACAATGTCAAAAGTTTTATTTTTTTTTGTTATGTTGTGAATTTTTAAATATTTCCATATTCTAGTTCTAACATCATTAACCAACCCATAGATATTATCATTTTTTCTTCGTTCTTTTCTTCTTATAGCCCTTTTTGGTTTATACTTCTCACGAAATATCTTTTCACGTTCTCTTATAATATCTCTGTTCTCTAAATAATATTCTTTACGTTTAATTTTTCTTTGTTCTAAATTTTTTAATCTATAATTTTTAGAACTTTCTTTGGTTTTATCTGGGTTATTTTTTCTATATTTTTCACTTCTTTGATTATTACAAATTTTACAACAATAAAGTAACCCATCTTTATCTCTTCTTGATACACCAAACTCACTTACATTTTTTTCTTCTTTACATTTACCACAAACTTTTGTCTCCATTTTTAATATATTCCTTCAATAGTTTATTTACTAGGGAAGAAAGATTAATTGACTTATCTTTAAAGTATTGTGGAATGTAGGGTTCAACCGTAATACCAATTTTTACTTTTTTTTCCTCATCTTTAATTTTTTTTCTTCCCATATACTAATAAATATCAACAAAATAATAAAAATATAGAATTAATATGATTTTTATTCAAAATCATCACTTTGTGATTCCTCTAAAGTAAATTCATAACTACCCATTTTTGTTGCCCAATATTCGGCATACTCTTTTTTGTATTTATCAATAGATTCTTTTGTATCGGCAATATATCCATTATGAACCGCAATGATTTTACCGTCCTTATAACCGAGCCCATTGATATGATTTTTTAAAATTGAAATCCTTGTCCTAATCGCAAATGATACTTTCCTACCATTTTTAGTAGCATCAATGTGATTAATACCCGCTTTCTTTTGTTTACCAAATAAAAACACTAATGAACTTGCCAACCATATCGCTTCACCACCTTTACTCTTAATTTCAGGTTGTGACATAGGTGATGTCATATCAACATCCACCCACGGTTGGTTCACTATAACTAAGGTATTATAATAAGGATAATCTTCTTTTTTTGATTTAGTGATTCTAGAATGGATACCCATACCAATAGTATCCGATAAAACAGAAGCGTTAGCCATTTTACCCCCACGTCCTTCATATGTCATACGACAAGGGACGCTGCCGATGCTGTCCCATAAAAATAATAGACTATAAGGAATATCACCCTTTTCTTGAGCATCTAAGATATCATTAATAAAATCAGTTGCTTGTTCAATATAGTCAAATGAATCGTTAAAAATAAACATTCCTTCCCATTCCCCATCTTCATTCTGTTCGGCTTGTAATCCTAGTTCCACAGAGTGAGACCACGACCACTTCTTTTCAGTTATAATAAAAACAGGTAAGTGTCCTTTACGTTGAGCGTCAGCCGCTGCAATAATCATTGCGGTGGTCTTAGATGAATTGCTATGCCCCAAAAACATATTAATACCCCCCATAACAGGTCCAGGTAAACCACAGGCATCCATAAATGCTTCACCACAATTGTAGAATGATTCTGGTTTATATTTTGTTTTTGTGGAG